GACTTGATACGGAGGCTTGGGTTATGGCAGGACTTTTATGTGCCGCGGCAGTCGTTGCAGTTGTGCGTTGCCGGTGAATATTTAGTAGACACTTTTTGAAGAAGAATCTCTTATTCAAAAAATCTCTGAAATCGGAATCGAACCAATGACTTGGGGAGATCCATTGCTGAGTGAATTCACACTACAATCCCCCGCTCTACCAACTGAGCTATTCAGAGGGTGGGACTTGCCCGAAGTGTCTTCTATGGTTTACTTTAAGCAAGCGCACGGGACGCCAACGGAGTTGGCTAACTAAGAGCCCTATGCAAGGGCTCTGAACACATAGACCGCCGCCGCACCACCCAGGCACTGGGAGACAACATAGCCAGCCAGGTCACTCGCAGAGAGCGCACCATTCACGAACATTGCGAGAGAGACCGCGGGATTCACGTGGCCGCCGCTGAGGGCGCCGATGCAGAAGATGATGAGGGCGAGCGTCAGACCAATGACCAGCGCATTGCCCGTGGCCAGAATGCTTATTAAGAGAAGAAAGGTTCCGAGAAATTCGGCAAGAAGGTTCAGGAAGTTCATGGTTTCTACTAAGGGACTGAAAAATTTGATACGCCTTTTATTTGTAAGCAAAAGTACATACAGTCATGGCCCTCCGCCGTATCAAGAAAGAAATTGACGATCTCACGAAGGACCCACCCGCTAATTGCAGTGCTGGACCCACAGGCGATGATCTCTTCAAATGGAGTGGTGCTATCTTTGGCCCGGCCGATAGTCCATATGCCGGAGGTTATTTCAAGATGCAAATCCAATTCCCTGTAGACTATCCCTTCAAGCCCCCGGTCGTAACCTTTCTTACGAAGATTTATCATCCCAATATCAATTCTGCGGGTGGCATCTGTCTTGACATTCTGAAGAATCAGTGGTCGCCTGCGCTTACAGTTGGCAAGGTTCTTCTCAGTATCCTGAGCCTGCTCACAGATGCAAATCCAAATGATCCCCTCGTACCGGAAATTGCTCATATTTACAAGACCAATCGGCAGGAGTTTGATGAAAAGGCTCGCGCCTATACTCTCAAGTATGCTATGCCTTAGTAGAGAGGGAGAATGAAAAGAGATATTGTATTTATCCTTAGCGCAATTGTGCTTGGTCTTTTTTTCTATATCATTAAGTATAAACGACCTGCGCAAGTAAGTGGATTCCAGGATATGCGCCCTGCGTCTGTAGGGGATAAGCCAATTAACTATGTCACTGGGCCTGCCGATTCAATGCTAAATCCGCGTATTCCGTATCATCTACTCCAAGGTGTTCTAGAAGATGCGGCCGTGGATGACCAGCCAAATACAGCGTTCAATGCACAGGCGTGCTACGAGAGTGATTTTGCAAATCGGATACAACTCACTAGAAATTACAGCCAGTTGACAAATAACTATCGCCGCAAAAATCCCGATTCATGCTCGGCTCCGACACACGAACTCGTAAATAACTTTTACAAGCCGAGTATGCTCTAATCAGTAATCGCACACGCGGTTGACTTACGCTTTACAGATGATTCAGGTAGGGCAAATTCACCACGCTTTGCCTTCTCCACATCACGCCAGAAATCATCCAGTAGAGGAATAACCGATTGGAACCATGCTGTATCACGATATACAGGATGAATCCACGACTTCTCTAGAAACCACGGAATACGCTCCAGAACATGCCACGGCGCTTCAGGCTGTGGGTTCCATTTCATATCACCAATAGGCCCATACACATACTTTGTCTCAAGAGTGTCATGATTCTGTAGAAGATAAATCAGACCCTCTGTTGCATTCAGTGGTGCCTCCTCCATCCACCCGCGTGCCGTCGCGGATTTGAAAGTGAATTCACAATACTGACAGACAGGCACTTCCGCAACCTCCATTTGCAGCTGCATCTGATACCAGTAATTCGGTGGAACTCCACCACCGACAACTCGTGAAGAGGGGCACTTAATCTCCACTAGATTTCCAAGCAGGGCCTGATGCTTCGTATCAGTTGCAGTGATAAGACCATCGGGTGACGCGGCGAGTGATGCAATTGTAGGATGTCTGAGGCGACCGAGGTCCACAATCGTCGCTCCCCACTTTGCTTCAAGAATCTGCTTCGCCACTGGTTCAAATCGAGTACCCCAATCAAAGGGTGTCATTTCCGCCGTCATACACGACTTCTTTGGTGCAGGCGCTGGACTTAGAGTCTCACGAGGCACCTTACACATCACTAGCTGTCCGCGAGCCCTTGGAGACCCGAAGAGATTATAGAGTTCACTTGCCGTGAGAAGGCTCATCGCTTCACGATACCATTCGTCTGATCGCTGTACGCTCTGCGGCTTTGCCTGCAGGTCCTGAATCCGAGCCAGCCTATCAAATTCAACCTTTACAAGAGCATTTGAAAGACACTTATATCCAATTTTAAAACAATCGAAAACCTCATAGGTCTGCTCGGTAAAGGTAGCACTCACTTCGCTCTCCTTCATGAGTGCTGCAAGTTCCCGCTCCATAGTGGTCCACCATGTATCTCCAAGCGTCGGATGCAATGGAGGAGGTTGAACCTCTTCGATTGCATTCAGAAACTGTCCTGTACATTCAAACATGGTTGTATATTGTTCCATTGTTTGAGCGTGATTCTCGTTAAAATTTATAGGCTGGCTATTCTTAGACCGTCGCCTCCTCCTTAGCTTCTGTAGGTGGCGTAGTAGCCTTCCTACGAAACGTCACTGCATTTCGTTTTTCAAGAACCTGAAACATCACTTTTCCATCGGCTCCGCGGTGCATAACAAGACCCTTAATCTCCTTGATCTTCTGCTCATCCTGGTCGTAAATAACAGCATTCTTGCTATTGAGCAGCTTCTTTTCATTCGCCTTCATAATCTGCGCATCCAGAGCGGTCTTTTCGACGGCTGTCAGGGTAAGGCGCACGGCCTCCTCGTCGACAAACTTGCGTAGACGATTTAGACGAAGACCGCGCTCAAGACGATGCCACGGGCGCTTGTATGCATCATCCGCCTCCTGGTTCAGGAAATTCACGAATGTATTCGTGCTCGCATGTAGATTTGCGGCAAAGGTCGAGCCGCTCAAATCTGTAGCACCAGAGCGCTTCTGAGTTTTTGAGCGATTCGAATTCATTCTATTACTACTATGCGTCTCGCCTTAAGGCACACACCGTTTCTGAATGGTGGCCAGTGGCTCTACAAAGACTTCGTCAATACAATCATTCCATTGATTTGTACTCGAGGGAGTTTCACCCTGGCCGGCCTTTAGCAGATAAAAAGTGCGCCAGCACTCCTCCGTGCCCTTCTGCTGAGTACGCGTCACCTCCTCGAAACTGTAGAAGTTTTTTAGATTCATTTGAGAAAGGTCAACTTCTACATAGAGAATCTTTCCTTCACGCCACTTTGACTTCACGGCAAACTCATTTTCAGTCAGCCACTGGTCAGGCTCATCCGTTTCACATATCTGTTTGCCGCGATTGTCTAAAAAGAGTGTTATCGGAACAAGTGACCATTTAATGAGGCTCGGTAGCTGTGATTTCGTATAAAAGGGGACAACAAACATCTACTTGTAGTAGTAAAGGGTTCTTAAGATGGAGTCAATTGAACTCACACCAGCCCAACTACGTATGCCTATAATCCCCCTACCACAAATGAGTCTCCGAAGTCGCCGCGAAGTCAGTGCGCTTGACCAGATTAACAGTCTTCATGTAGAACAATGGCAGACGGATGGACCGCAACTTCAAAATGACCGCCCTGATATAAGCAACGCTGAAATTAAAGAGAGAAATAAATGGTTAAATAAGTCTCTTGCCGAGAATTTGGGTGCTGCGAATGGAAATGATGCGGCTGCACAAAATGCTATGGCGTATCGCTATTCACTCGGCATTGGCGGTGTTGACCAAGATTTAAAAATGGCGCAGTCATGGAAAGATAAGTCAACTGAACGGGGATTTGCTCTTCACAGGCGCGGTGCCTATACATTTATGGATATGAATCCTATTAATACACGCACAACTGACCGAAATTATCTGCAGAATCAGCAATATGTTGCGGGGAATGGAGGTAGCAGCGGGGGATCTGATCAACTCGGCCAAAATCCGTATTTTGATCGGTTTGATGTTGTAACGGACCCATTTAATGTGGCGCGTGAACTTCGTGCAACGGTCTATGAAGATAAAGTGGATAGGGGACTTTTGGAATCAAAGCGGCTTCTGAATCGCACCTATACAACACGATATGTTGAACCAGACTATGTCGCCAAAAATTCACTTGATACTCTTAACTCCTATGAAGACCTCCGACCTCGTCTGAATACGATGGAGAAGACATATCGAAAGTACAATGACTAAGTCAGTCAACGCCTGCGGCTAGTCAAATCGCAGCTCAATCGCCATTAAATGTTTCTGCATCTGCTTTGCAGCCGGCGGCTCCTTCTCCGTCTGACGGCGCCGAGTGGACCGCGCAGATGAAGTGGTCGATGTAGTGGCCGTTGTCACTGTAGTGATAGTGGAATCTGTAGAGTTTGCCGTTGAATTACGCACCTTATTCTGCTCCTTCATGGCCTTATTCATGTCGGCCTCAATGGTCGGGGCATGGAGACTCAAATAGGTCAGAACATTCTTCTCAATGGCCCACCGAAAGAAGTTCAGTTTACCAACTGTTGTTAAGAATGGCTCCTCTCCAGGAATCTGAAACAGGATTCGTTCCCGACGACAGAAGGGGTCAAAGAGTTTCTTGGAGTACGCCTTGAGTTGCGACTTGTAGTTCGTGTAGACGAGGAACTCCTGGCCATCCAGAATATAGACTGTATTGTGACGCTTGGAATAGTTGGTCACAAACCAGTCTACAAGGCGTAGAGAGAGGTCCGAGGTGCCCTTTAGCATCGGCAGCACCTCCTTCATATCGGTGCGACCGGTATAGAACTTTTGTAGACTATTGACAATAAGTTCCTGCTTGCAGTGAATCTTCTTCTTACGAGTACCTGATTCCCCCGAATCAGGACGAAAAACGGGCGGGGACGGAAGGGGCTGTAGGATCTCCATGTGCTACTTGGCTACGCGCTGATATTTCTTAAGCCGGTGAATTTCTACTCAAGTAGGAGAGGGATGGGAGATCCAAATCATAGTTTATTAGGAGACGCCCTACAAAGTGCAGGGCATCAAAATGTTCCTATTACACCTATGATGGGAGGCGGCATGATAGGTGGAGGTCCTGAGGATAGTCTATTGGCCCAGCCGGCGACGCCAGTTCCTATTGAACCTGTTCGTGGTGGCGGACAGGTCGGTGGTGCAAATATACCAACATTTACTTTGAAACCGCTCAAACAGGTACAAATCGTAGCCGAAGAGCCTACACTCTTAACTGTAGATTTACTGAATGCGTATAGGGAGAAACGAAAGGGAATCTGGGGCACACCACCTTCAAATTATGAAGAATCTCGTACGAAACTTTTTCATTATGAAATTAAGACAAAAGAACCGGTGAAAATTTTTTATATTTATTCCTGGGACAATTTTCTACGATTTGTAAAAACAATTGCAAATGATAAAATTAAGAAAAAGAATTTTATTTATATCTTTTTTTCTAAACTTGACAATATTACACTTTTTAGTTTAATTTTTAAAAAATATATACGGCTTGTTACCGAAACACCCGCAGAAGTCTATTTTATC